TGGCAAAGAGAGTTACAAAAAATTATGTAAACAACAAAGACCTTCTAGAAGCACTTATAAAATATAAACAAAATTGCCAAGAAGCAGAAGAATCTGGTGACCAATTGCCGAGGATACCTGATTACATCGGCAAGTGTATATTTCAAATTGCTACTAGATTGGCAACAAAACCAAACTTTTCGGGATATTCTTACAAAGACGACATGATTTCAGACGGTATTGAAAACTGTCTTTTGTACATTCAAAACTTTAATTCTGAAAAATCTCAAAACCCGTTTGCGTATTTTACACAAATTATTTGGTACGCATTTCTTCGTCGTATTCAAAAAGAAAAGAAGCAAATGTATATTCGCTTTAAATCATCTCAGCAAATGATCGCGTCAGGCGATACTTATAGCGGCAATGAAGTTGCGTTGCATTTAAATACTGGCGCAGATTATATGAATGCCTTTGTTCAAGATTTTGAAAACAAGCTTGAAAAAGACAAGGAAAAGAAAAAGTGAAGATTGCCATTATCACAGACATGCATATAGGAGTTCGTGGAGACTCTAAAATATTTTTAGATCATCAGGAAAAGTTTTTTAAAGAAATCTTTTTTCCTTATTTAGACGAGAACAAGATCACAACTCTTCTTGATCTCGGTGACACATTTGACAGACGCAAGTTTGTTAATTATGTTACTTTGAAAAGAGGAAAGGAATTCTTTTTTGACGAAATTGCAAAGAGAAATATCGAATATCATTCTGTAGTTGGTAATCACTCTGTATATTATACAAACACTAACGAAGTTAACTCAATGGATCTTCTTCTTAAAGAGTACAGCAATTTTCACATTTATGGGCATACGCCGAAAGACTTGACATTTGGCTCTACCAGTGTTACAATGGTACCATGGATTACTAAAAATAACGCAGAAGAGTGTTATGAAGCTATTAAAAATTCATCTGCGCATATCCTAATGGGGCATTTTGAGATCAAAGGTTTTGAAATGATGAAGGGTACTGTATGCGAGCATGGTCTTGAAGTAAACGTGTTCTCTGCTTTCGAGTCTGTATATTCAGGGCACTTCCATCACCCGTCAACTTACGGCAATATTAAATACCTCGGCGCACCTTATGAAATGACTTGGTCAGATTATAACGGCAAGCGCGGGTTTCATATTTTAGATACTGAAACTCGTGATTTAGAGTGGATCGAAAACCCATTTAAAATTTACCACAAAATCGAATACGACGACACTGATATGACTGTCGAAGATATTGCCATGTTAGACTTAACAAATATTCGCGATGCATATGTTAAAGTTATTGTAAAGAACAGAACTAATCCTTATATTCACGATTTATTCATCAATAAGCTTACAGACGGTGGAGCTGCTGATGTTAAATCTATTGAAGATACTCTAAACATAGAGAATGAAGGTGTTAGCGATATTCTTGACGAAACACAAGACACAAAAGATATTTTACATAATTATATCGATTCTATAGAAACGACTATTAATAAAAAGAATATTAAATATTTAATTGATGAACTTTATATCGAGGCCTCTAATATATTATGAAAATAACCTTTGAAAAATTGCGATATAAAAACATTCTTTCTACCGGCAATGTATTCACTGAAATCAATTTAAATAAAAGTACTACGACACTTATCAGCGGCGCAAATGGTAGCGGTAAATCAACTATGCTTGACGCTATTGTATTTGCGTTGTATGGTAAACCATTTAGAAAAATCAATAAGCCCCAATTGATTAATTCGATTAACCAGAAAGATGCGTTAGTTGAAATTGATTTTACTGTTGGTCAACATGTTTTTATGGTGCGTCGTGGTATTAGACCGGGTATTTTTGAAATATTTAAAAACGGTTCTTTGATTGACCAAGAATCTGCTACACGAGATTATCAATCTTATCTTGAAAAGAATGTTTTAAACTTAAATTATAAATCTTTTAATCAAATCGTAATTCTTGGTAGTGCTACGTATGTTCCTTTTATGGAACTACCTGCGCATGCACGCCGTGAAATTATTGAAGACTTGCTAGATATTCAAGTGTTTAGTACTATGAATACACTGCTTAAAGAAAAGATCTCTTGTAATAAAGAGAGCATCATCGATATGAGTTACCAAAAAGATATTTTGACTTCTAAGATCGAGTCTGCTGAAGAACATAACAAGTCTATTCTTAAAATACGCGAAGAAGAAGTAGTTAAAATTCGGGAAAAGATGAATGGACACATCACAAAGGTCGAAGAAGACAAAGGAAAAATTGACGTAATTCAAGATATTATTAGCGTGCTTATGTCAGATATCACAGACAAGCCTGCAGTTAAAAATAAACTTGATAAAGTTAATTCTTTGCAGCGAGATATAGAAAGCACGATGAAATCACATCTAAAAGAATTGGCTTTCTATAAAGATCACGATGATTGTCCTACGTGCAAGCAAGGTATCGATCATGAATTTAAATCTACGATTATTACATCAAAAGACAAGAAAGTAATAGAACTTGAGTCTGGTTTAGCAGATTTATCTTTAAAAGTAAATGAGTGCGAAGATCGTCTTGTTTCTATTTCTACGATTGAAACAGAAATTATGAATGCTAATCTTAAAATTGGTGATTATCGCGCCAATATTAAAATGGCAAAGAATGCTTTGGTATCATACAAGAACGAATTAACTGCAGCAGAGCAGCAAGTTGAAGCAGTTGATACTTCTAAATTAGAAGAATTCAATAATCAATTAAAAATAATCAATTCATCTCAGCAAGATCTGTACAACGCTAAAGACGTTCTGAGTGTTGTAGCAGTAATGCTTAAAGATGGTGGCATCAAAACTAGGATCATTCGTCAATACATTCCAGTTATGAATAAGCTCATCAATAAATATTTGGGTGCATTTGATCTTTTTGTTGATTTTCATATAGATGAAAACTTTAATGAAGTAATTAAATCTCGTTTCCGTGATACATTCTCATATGCTTCATTCTCAGAAGGTGAAAAGCTTCGTATTACTCTTTCAATTATGTTGGCTTGGAGAACAGTTGCTAAGCTCCGTAACTCCGTATCTACTAACCTGCTAGTGTTAGATGAAACACTTGACGGTGCTATGGATGGCATTGGTGTAGAAAACTTGATTGAAACATTACACAACTTAAACTCGGATGATAATATTTTTGTTATCAGCCACAGAGGAGATCAATTCGGCGATAAGTTTGAAAGCCACGTTCGTTTCCAAAAAGTAAAGAACTTTAGTGAATTAGCAACATAGGAGTTATTATGAGACATACTATAGAAGAACTTATTCAGCGAATTGACGTAATGAAATCTAAATCAGAACAACTGCTTCATAATCATTTGACTGCGCCAGTAGGAGCAGATGGTCTTAGACGTAAAAACTTGCTCGATGACATTAGAGCGATGGCCCTCGGTATTGTACATGATACCGAGGGTGGCATAAGAAGTGAGAAAGATCAAAAATAGTTGTGTACAAACCTTACACGCTGTGATAGTATTGTACCAAGTATAAACCACAAGGATAAACATGTCTAATTTTTACACATCTGTCGAGCGTTTCGGCAACACTATTCTATGGCGTGGCTATGAAAAAGGTCGAAAGTTTGAACGTAAAATCAAGTATCAACCAACCTTGTTTGTAACTACGCAAGACAGAAGTATCGATACCGGTTTCACTACTCTTGTCGGCAACCGTGCTCTCGTTCCTGTAAAACAAGATACCATGAAAGACGCAAAAGAATTTACTGAAAAGTACAAAGATGTTCATGGGTTGACTGTATGTGGCAACACTAACTACGTATCTCAGTTTATTCAAGAGAATTATCCAGGCGATGTTAACTTCGATGCAACTAAAATTAACATCGCGTATTTCGATATCGAGGTTGATATTAGTGATGGTTATCCTAATATTAATACTGCTGATAAAGAAATTACTTCTATTGCTTACAAATCTTCTAAATCTGACATGTATCATCTACTCGGCCGCAAAGACTACGACAAGTCTAAAACGCTGCTAGACATCGATCCTGACAATATTACGTTTATGAAGTTCGATACTGAAGAGTCGTTGCTTCGTCGCTTTAAACAAATCTGGATGAATGATTATCCTGATATTGTCACAGGCTGGAACGTTGAGTACTTCGACATCCAATATATTGTTACCCGCATGATTAATCTCTTTGGCGAAGAATGGGTAAAAGAGCTATCGCCTTGGCGTTCTTTGCGTCCATCTAGCCGCGAGTTCTTTGGCAAACAGCAGCCAACCTGGCAGATTTCTGGTATTGCAGTAATTGACTACATGGATGTATTTAAGAAGTTTGGTTATAAGTACGGTCCACAAGAAACATACAAACTTGATCATATTGCTAGCGTAGTACTTGGCGAAAAGAAACTAGATTACTCTGAGTACGGTACACTTACCGAATTGTACGAGCAAAATCCACAACTATATTTGGATTATAACCTCAAAGATACTTGGCTCATCAAGCGCTTTGAAGATGAAACTGGTCTACTTGCACTTGTTATGACTGTTGCTTATGGTGGTGGCGTTAACTTTAACGACGCGTTCGGTACAGTTGGCATTTGGGAAACTACGCTGTATCGCAAGCTTATCAAAGAAGGTCGAGTTCCTCCTATCAAAGGCGGGCCTGGACAACGAGCTGGAGAACTTGTCGGCGGTTACGTTAAAGATCCAAAAGTTGGTTTGCATCCTTGGATTGTATCTTTTGACTTAAACTCTCTGTATCCGCACTTAATGCTTCAGTACAACATGTCACCAGAAACTTACCTTGAAGATGAACGCGAGTACGTTTCTCAAGAAATGGTTCTTAATAACAAGTTTCAGAACAATGATAAGTCGAGGTCTGTTGCTGCTAACGGTGCATGCTTTACTAACGAGTTTGTTGGCGTAATTCCTAGTATCATTGATGAATATTACGGCAATCGTAAAGTTATTAAAAGCAAAATGCTCGAGGTTGAGCAAGCACTTGAAAATGCTGTAGACTCTGCAGAAAAAGCAAATCTAAAACGACAAGCAACAAACTTGCACAACCAGCAAATGGCTATCAAGATTGCTATGAACAGCTTGTATGGTGCTACGGCTAATATTTACTTCTTGTACTATATTAACGATATGGCCGAAGCTATTACTACATCTGGCCAGCTTTCTATCCGTTATGCTGAAAAATCTGTAAACGACTATCTGAATAAAATACTAAAAACAGATGATAAAGACTACATCATCTATATCGACACAGACTCTATTTACGTTGACATGGCTCCAGTAATCAAAGCATCTTTTGGCACTGTTGATATTGATCGTAAGAAAGGCGAAGAGTTTCTTGACAAGATTTGCCAAATGAAAATTGAGCCTGTGCTCGAAGCTGGTTATGAAAAGCTTGCAAAACAAATGGGTGCATATCGTCAAGCAATGGGCATGAAACGCGAAAAGATTACTGATAAATCTTTGTTTATTGCTAAGAAGCGTTATATTATGAATACGCTAAACTCAGAAGGTGTTCATTACGAAACACCTAAAATCTCTGTAACTGGTCTTGAGTCTGTTCGTTCTTCTACTCCTGAAGTTTGCCGTGATAAACTTAAATCTGCGTTTAAAGTTATTATGAATGACGGCGAGCAAGCAATTCAAAACTTCATTGAAGAATTCCGCCAAGAATTCTTTAAGCTTAATGCTGAAGATATTGCTCGCAACTCTGGTACTGATAACATCGACAAGTATCGTGACAGAGCTTCTGGATTGTACAAAAAAGGTTGTCCTATGCACATTCGAGGTGCGATCCTTTATAATTACTTCCTGAAAGAAAAAGGTCTTGATAAGAAATTTGTATCTATCGCAGGTGGTGACAAAGTTAAAATTGTTTATCTCAAAACTCCAAATCCTATTCGAGAAAATGTTATCTCGTTCGTCGGTGTTCTACCTCAGGAATTTGAACTAGCTAGATACATCGATTATGAAACACAATTTGAAAAGGTTTTCTTAAGCCCCATAGCATCAATTCTTGAAGCAGTGGGTTGGTCTGCAGTAAAAGTTAATACGCTCGACGATTTCTTTATATAAGGAAAATATTATGAATATTGAAAATACAAAAAACCGCTTGCAAGTTCTAAAAGATAGACACAAAAAGCAACACGATATAGTTGAAGCTCTTGAAGGAGAAAAAGCACCAGAGAAAATCATCAAGAAAGCTAAACTAGAAAAATTGACTATTAAAGATGAAATCGTTTCCCTTGAAGCTGCATTAGAAGAAAGAGAAATTAATGCTAATTGAAAATGATATTAAGTTAGACTACAAGGATGTGCTCATTCGTCCTAAGCGTAGTACACTTAAAAGCCGTAGTGAAGTAAATTTAGCTCGCGATTTTACATTCCGTAATTACGTATCAGCTTCTAAAAATACTGACGGAAAGAACTATCGTGGTGTGCCTATCATGGCTGCAAATATGGATGGTGTTGGAACATTTGAAATGGCAAGTGTTTTGAGTAAGCAAAGCATCTTTACTTGTCTAGTCAAAACGTATAGTTCAGAAGAACTCATTGGTTTCTTTGGTGGAGGAATTGATCGTAGATACGTTGCTATGAGCATTGGCACGAGTGAAGCAGACTTTGATAAACTTACAAAAGTATATTCAGAAGTAGAAGATGGTCTGAAATATGTGTGCATGGATATTGCTAACGGTTATTCACAGCACTTTACAGCCCACGTTAGGAAAGTGCGCGAAGCCTTTCCGCATATTGTAATCATCGCCGGAAACGTAGTAACAGGCGAAATGACGGAGGAACTTATTCTTGCTGGTGCTGATATTGTTAAAGTTGGGATTGGCCCTGGTTCTGTATGTACTACTCGTATACAGACTGGTGTCGGTTATCCTCAACTATCAGCAGTCATCGAATGCGCAGACGCCGCCCATGGTTTGGGTGGACATATTATTGCTGATGGGGGTTGTAGTTGTCCTGGGGACGTAGCTAAAGCCTTTGCCGCCGGTGCTGACTTTGTAATGCTGGGTGGTATGCTCGCTGGTCACGATCAAGGTGGTGGAGAAGTTATTACTAAAAAATATTTAACAAACGAAGTATATCACAACTCAGTTATGGGCGGATACAACTCAGTATACGACGAAAAGCAGTTTGTACAGTTCTACGGTATGAGCTCAACTTCTGCTAATG